AGGGCGATCCGCCTAACCCGTACTATAACGCGGGAGACAGCTTCAATTACGAAGTGTGGACGGCTGACACGGAAATCACTCTGTGCAACGTCCCCTGGGATGCGATCTATAAAGACGTTGTGCATTTCGATTCGACTGAGAAGCTTAATGAATACATTGACGAACGTGGTGACATGACCCGCATTACTAATGCGAGTTACGCGAAGATCAATGAGCCTGTACGAATTGATATGCCGCTTGGGCGAGCATTGCGTTACAACTATGTCCGCGTATTCAATCCGGCGCAGCCTGTCGGCAATGACCTTCCGACGTATTACTACTACTTCATTCGCGACGTTCGCCATGTCGCGCCGGAAACGACAGAAATTGTCGTACAGCTTGACGTATGGCAGACCTATTCGCGACTAGTGAACTACGGGCGCGCATACGTTGACCGTGGACATATCGGAATCGCGAATGAAGACGCGTTCCGCAATTTCGGGCGCGACTTCCTGGCGATCCCAGAAGGGCTGGAAATTGGTTCGGATTATGTGTCTGTCGCAACTGTTGCACAGACAATCATGGATCCTTTCCAGAATGGCAAGGAGAAGACGTTTAACGTTCTCGCCATTTCGACGGTAAACCTTACCGGAGATATTGGGACGGAAAAGGAGCCTAAAGCGCCTAGCGCTATCCCGTCGTTCATTCAGTCAGGCATCCCGTCCGGTGCGGGCGTGTACGTGTGGGACAACGCAGCTGACTTCATGGCTTTCATGAATGACTTCAGCAAGAAGCCGTGGGTCACGTCTGGTCTTGTATCAATTACTTTGGTTCCCCCAGCAAATGTCTACGCGGGACAGAAAGACGCCGTAACGCGCGCTCGAAAAGGGTACATTCCTCCGGATGTGACATACGAGCTTTACAAGAATTGGCGCAATTCGCATGTGCAGCAGTACATACCTTCGCGCTATCGCCATTTGAAGAAGTTCCTTACTTCTCCTTATTGCCTTGTGCAGCTGACTTTCAATGCGGGTTCGTCAATCATCCTGAAGCCGGAAAACTGGAATAGTGAGAATGCAACTGTCATGACGATGATGGGTGTCATTCCGCCCAATCAGCGCATTGCAGCAATTCCCGCTCATTACAACGGGCGCAATCCCGCGAAGACGATTCCGACGAAGAAGTATCCTGCGAGTGACAACGCGGGAGGGAACGAAGACACGAATAACTACAAGTCTAGAGATACGGCCTTCCGTGAAGGTGACTATCTGGATATGGCACTATTCCTTAGCGCGTTCCCTACGATCCCGATTGTGAACAACGGCCAGATTTCTTATCTGGCAGCTAGTGCACGGTCGATTGCGCAGCAGTACAAGTCGAATGATTGGGCGCAGCAGAGAGCCTTGCAGGGTAATCAGCTTGCATACGATCAGGCGACGGCAAGCATTGGCGCGAGCACCGATCTGATGAACACGTCGATTTCGGCGGATCAGCAGCAGACGGCCATTGCGAACAATCTCGCTTCACAGCAAGCCCTTCTCGGACTCATGGCAGGTTCCGTGAATGGTGCAGCGGCTGGCGCTATGGCAGGCCCGCTAGGAATGTTGGGAGGGGGTCTTGCAGGCGCGGCAGGTGGAGTCACGAACATGTTCTCTACGGGCATGAATCAGGACGCGGCTAATCAGTCGCTTGCTGCACGCACAAGCGCCGCACAGAGTTCTAATGCGATCGGCAGCGGGCTTTCCGGTTACATGCGGGACTCGAATAAGGCACTTGCTGACAGCGTGGCGCGTGGCGATTATGCAAATAATCGCGCCACAATGGATGCTAAGATTCAAGATGCTCAGGCAATCCCTAATGGAATGTCGGGACAGTTCGGCGGAGAGTCTTTCAACCTTGTCATTGACGAAATGAAGCTTCGCCTTCGCGTCAAGATGATTGATCAGGCATCCATTGCTGTAATCGGTGAATACTGGTTGCGCTATGGATATCCGGTTCGGCGTCCGCTTCTGATTCCGCACGATTTGCGCGTTATGACGAATTTCTCTTACTGGAAGGTGAGTGAAGTTTATATCCAGAACGCGTCGATGCCGGAAACGTTTAAGCAGACGTTCCGGGGCATTCTGGAAAAAGGTGTTACTGTATGGTCTGACCCTGATAAGGTAGGTCGTATCGACTTTGCCGACAACGAGCCGTTGCCGGGAATCAAGCTGGAAGGATATGTCCCGCCTGAGTGGGTGCCCGTCCCCGATCCTGAAATCCCTACAATCACGAGAAAGAAGAAACGAAAGATGCTTGTTTACGCGACAAATGACGGTGGTATGAAGTACGCACTTGCCGGTACGGCACCGGGCACTGAAGCCAACTTCCTGAAGACGGATTCTCTCGCGCTGGCGAATCAGTGGATGAATGCTTGCGGAGTTGACGAGCCGGTAGAGCTTTCCGTGTCGGAGTTCTACGAGTATGAAGTGAAGTACCTTTCTCCCGTTAGCACGCTTGAGTTTGTGGAGGGTGCAACGCCGTGAGTCGCAAGAAGCGCGATCACGTAGCGAATGACTTTTACGGTCAGATGCGGGGGAACGGTTATCAGCGCCGTTCCCCCGCAATCGCGGAAGAGGAAACGCTACGTTTTATGTACGAGCGGATTCTAGGCGAGCTTGCCATGAACCGTTTCAAGTGGACGGGATTTCCGGAAGGTGTTTCTACTCGATTCATTGAGCTTACGCTGCATCAGCACGGTTTGATCTGTGTTTTCCGTGACACCGGTTCACGTTCGCGTCCGGGAACGGATCGGATTTTCGCCCTTCGCGGCTCACCGTCTGGACAGTTGAATATGATGGGCGATCCTGTCGCGTTCACTCTTACAGGCCCGGGAATTGAGAATCATTTCCAGGGAGTGCAGCTAGCGATCAATAAGTGTGTTCCCATTTGGCCTAACTACTTCCGTCAGACGGATTGGGATATCATTTCGACTTATGCGCGCAAGCTTGCAGCGGTCGATATGACTATCGAAATCAATTTGAAGTCTGCGCGCCGGACGAAGGTTCTTGTTTATGACGAGAACACGCGTCTTAGCGCGGAGAACATCAATCGAATGATTGACGCGGGAGAGCCGACAATTCGGGTCAAGTACGATCTTGCTGCAATGATCCAGGCTATTGATTTGGGCGTTGAGCCGAAGTCGATTGAAACCCTGTCTGTTGTTCGCAGCCGTCTTTGGTCTGAGGCAATGGGTCTTCTTGGGATCAACAACGCGAACCAGGAAAAGAAGGAACGTCTTGTAGAGTCGGAAGTTTCTGCGAATGACGATCAGGTAGACAACATGCGTTTCGTCAACCTGAACGCCCGTCAGGACGCGTGCAAGCTCATGCAGAAGATGTTTCCTGAAGAGTTGGGAGATGTGTGGGTTGAGTATCGTAGTGATGCGATGGAGCGTCAGAAGATGCAGTATGAGCAGATGCTTGGACTGAAGCCTTCTGGCGACGACGGCAATACGGGAGAGGATGCAGCGGATGCCTAGTTTCACGCTAGAGCTGTGGAGGGTTATCGACTTCAAGCCTGAAGCCATGTCGCTTGACAAATGGCTAGGAATGGACGAATACCCGATTTTCGATGCTGATTATCGCGAGGGTCTTAACAAGAAGATTCGCGAACATTTCATGTATCAGGAAATTGGACATGAAACCATTGAGCAATTCCGCTTTTCAATGCGTCGGAAGCTCAATGAGATTATGCCGCTGTATAACCAGTTGTATGAATCTACACGTCTAGAGTTCGACCCGTTCGTGACCGTGGATATCAAATCGCTGAATGGTGAAACGGCTTCGCAGACGGCTAGCGGAAAGTCTTCCAACGAGACTAAGGGCGATGTTGATTCGACCGCGAAGAACATTGCGTCGGCTTTCCCACAGGTCATGTTGGGCGGGAATAAGGACTATGCAACAAGTGGAGCGGATTCGAGCAGCGAGACAAAGTCAACAGGAGAAACGACGGAAGAGTCGTCTTCTGAGAATACAGCGAATCGTACAGGCGAATCGTCTACAAAGGGATATCAGGGCAATCCTGCCTTGCTTCTTCAGCAATACCGTGCAAGCATGATCAATACGGACATGCTTGTAATCAACGATCTTGACGAGCTTTTTATGGCCGTCTGGAATAATGGCGACGAGTACGCCCGAACAAATGGAAGGTTCTTTTTCTCATGACTATGCCGATTCCTATGCATCCCCTTGTGGATTACCGGCCTTATTCCAACATTCAGCCATTCACTGTCCGTGACGGGGTGACCTATCTTCTTCAGATTGAGACTCTTCTGGATTGGACGCGGGAAACGCTTGTGCCGCACATTGACGGTGAAGTGTCGAAGCTGGCAGAAAGTTGGGAGGAAAACTCCATTGCGCTTGTTGACGCATGGACGGCAATGCGCAACGAACTTGTTACACGTGTGGAGGAAGCTGAAGCAAATCTGGGAACGGCTGTGACGGACGCTGAAGCCGCGAAGATTGCCGCTGAAGCTGCACGCGATCTTGCAGCTATCTACGCTTCTGATGCGGCTGAGATTCAGGACGTTGCACTGACCACTATTTGGGGCGATGCAGATTCCAGTTTCCGAACGGCTGTGTTTGCCACGCTCTCGACAACGTTCAATGATCTTGCGAACGGAATCGAGCAGAACGAAGCGAACGTTTCCGCACTGGGAGAAAGAGTCGTCGCAGCGGAGAAGGTCACGGAAGGCACGATTGTCCCTGTTGAAGCTTTCGGCGCTGTAGGTGACGGCGTGACTGATGACACCCCGTTCATTAACGCAGCTGTCGCGTCTGGCAAGCGGGTGAAATTCAAGGACGGGTCAACATACCGACTGGGATCGGTCATTACCGGATCGAACATTGACATTGACGCTGACGGCGCAACTTTCATTGTCGATCATCCGGCAAACGCTGTACAGATGAACGGCGTTATGTCTGACGCCGTAGCCGTCAATTCGTGGACACAGGCAGACGAAATGACTTCCGTCAGTGGAGCAGCAACGGGCGTTGTCACTATCATGTGTGCCGCCAATCCTCCCGCGTCGTGGAAGCGTGGCGACGTTGTCGTTATGGCTTCTGACGACATTCTCCCTTACAGCCGTGACGCGCAGACGGGAAATGCTGCACAAAATCGGACGGGTCAGTTCCTACGAATCATGAGCGTTAACGGTTCGCAGATTAAGGCAATGGGACGTGTTAACGATCCGCAAATGGTTACGAACGTTCGCATTGCGAGAATCGAAACTGTTGGCAAGTTCAAGTGGCGGGGCGGAACGTTTGACTATTCAGACGAGCAGTACGCAAACGGTAACGGGTACACGTTCTTTGTCACGAAGCACGTTGCGCCGGTCATTCGCGATGTGACGATCAAGCGGATCAAGAGTGGTGCCGTATATCTTCGCACTTGTCATTCATGGCTTGTGGACGGTATCAACGTGGGCGGCGGGGTCAATGACCTTACTCGTGGCGCGTATGGATACGGAGTTGCCAACTTCAATAGCGCGTTTGGCATTCTCTCCAATTCGTACTTCACTGACGTTCGTCATTCATACACGAATGGCGGATCGTTCCTTGAAGCCGGGGGAATGTCTTGTGACGGCTACGGACGCCCGCATGACAACCTGATCACGGACTGTGTAACGGAGTCGGCAAGCGCCAGCGCTTACGATTCCCACACACAGGGTCGGCGTGAGATGTTCATGAATTGCAGGGCCTACAACTGTAGCGGCTTCTTCCTTCGCGGCACTTATCACACTGTACAGAACGCGGTAGTTGTTGGCGGAGAGAAGGGCTTCACGGTTCAGACGGAATCGACGGGTGACCGTTCTTACGGTCACATCATTGACGGTCTGACGATCTACAACGCGGAGAATGTGGGCGTTGTAGATGTGAACATGAAGCTTGGCGGAGTCGCTTTCCACACGAAGGAAACGAACGTCATTGTTCTTCGGAATGTTGTTGCGAAGTTCCTTAAGGGTCGAATTGTCACACTGAACAATGCAACTATGAACATGGAAAACATTCATGTTGAGCAGCTTGCAGAAGGAACGTCGTTCGCCCCGCTTATCGCCAACTCTGACGTTAATATCAGCGATGTTAGCGTCTACAGCAATGGTGGAGTGTTCACGTCCTGTGTAGGTGTTGCCGGGAACGGTATCAGCAATGCAGCATCGTCTGTCTTTGTAGACGGGTTCCATGTGTTCGGAGAGTCGCAGTTTAGCTATTTCTTCTCGGGCACGACTATTGGAACGAGCTTCAAAGCGAACCGTGTGTTCATGAAGAACTTGCCTACCGTGGCAGCGACACAGAACAGTTACACGGCTGGCAACACGCCTAAGCCTGTAACGTTCCCGTAAGGCTAGAAAGCGGGGAGGGAGTTTCGATTCCCTCCCCGCTTGAAAGGTAAAAGATATGGCTAACCCGCTGAACGTAGAAAAGTTCGGTAACGGAATGCTTGTCCGCATGGACGACGGCACACGCTTCTACGGCATCCCATCCGTAGGCGACTTATGGCTCATCACGGAAGCTGAA